CGAATGATCCCGCCGAGGACATAGAGGACATGATCAACGAGTTCTGCATGAATGGCAGAATAGGTCCCGGAGGCGAGTTGCCATCATCCTGGATACTCGTGGTCGACGTCGGCGACGAGGTGACGGTGTATCAAGACAGATACAGTAAGCCGTATGCGGCTATGGGCCTCTGCGACTACACAAAGCAGATAGTCTTGGCTTCCGAGTTCAATGATGGACGTGGATTACTATGACCCTTACCGCCAAAGAGGAATTTGACTGGCTTGCGGACCACCCGCAGTTCGTCGAACGGCCGGCGTCATTAGAGGAGTTCCTTGGTCCCGACTATCTGAACGTGGCCGACAGGACCCGCGACCGTGTGCGCGAGGCACTCGTGTCAATCATGGGCGAAGACCCACAGCCAGAGAACCCATCCAAGGTTCTGCGGGCGATCATCGTGGGCGGTATTGGTATCGGCAAGACGACCATCGCCTCAATAGTTCTGACATATCTGGTTCACTGGACCCTGTGCCTCCGCAACCCGCAGGAGTTCTTCGGACTCATGGACGGGTCACGTATCGCGTTCATGATGATGTCCACCTCGGAGACGCAGGCCAAGGACGTGATCTTCGGCGACGTCAAGGAGCGGATCAAATACTCGCCATGGTTCAAGAAGTACCCATACGACCCCAAGTTCAAGAACCGTTTCGAGTTCTCGAAGCATGTCGTGATCATCCCAGGTGGCTCCGAGGACACACAGTTTGAGGGCTACAACGTGCTGGGTGGGGTCATCGACGAGATCGACTCCCACAAGGTCACTGACCGGAAGATGTATGCCGCCGTCGGCTACGAGTGTGTTGACGACCAAACCGAAATCTTCACGACGGGCGGGTGGAAGCGTCACGGCGAGCTTGCGGTTGGTGACGTGACATTGACCTTGGACCATGAGACGGGGCTGGCTGAATTACAGCCAGTCGACGACATCCGCCGGTATGACGTTGTCGACGAGAAGTTGATGCTGTCAGAGGGCAAGGAGTTCTCGGCGTTCACAACGACGGGTCACCGTTGGCCGATCGTCGACAACAAGGGCAACCGTCGATGGGTCACATCCGAAGAGATGAAAATGGGCCATCAGGTCCAACTTGGCGCTCAGGTGGTGAACCTGCCAACCAAGAAAACCTATACGAACGAATTCGTCGAGATTGTCGCCTGGGCGTACACGGAAGGGCACTTTCGTGGGGAGAACGCATTCACGATCTACCAGTCCAGCGTCAATCCAGAGAACGTGGATCGAATACGGGCTGCCTTGAAGGGTACCGAGTACGCCGAGTCGATGCGCGACGACCTTCATCAATTTTATGTAAAGGTGGCCTCTGCTGGCCCGTTCATGGCTGTCATGCCGGGGAAGGTGCCGTCGCTGGAGTTCCTGAACTTGCTCACGCAGGAACAGCTTGATTTGTTCCTGGAGGTGTCGCTCTTGGCTGGCAACGCAGGTGATCTCAAGTTTGCCCAGAAAGACTGGGACCGCACCGAGGCCTTCGTCCATGCTGCAATCCTGGCCGGGAACGGCGTGTCAGTTCGCCCCACGTCAGACAAGCAGCGCGATTACGACATGTTGCTGGCTCGCATTCTCCGGAAGACCTGTCATCGTCCCGTTGAAGCGGCAGAAAAGTCAGATTCAACAATTCACCAACTGGAGCCTTACACGGGTACTGTGTGGTGTCCAGCCACGAAGAACGAGTCGTGGCTGGCCCGTCGTAACGGCAGCGTGTATTTCACTGGCAACACGATTGTCAACCGCATTACGTCACGGTACGGCGATCGTGGCCTGATCGTTCTGATTGGGCAGCGCAAGAGTCAGTCCGGCTTTGCCGAGAAGATGTACCAAGAGTTCCGCGAGCGTGACGACGCCTACGCAGAGAACATGACGATCTGGGATTCTCGTGGGGACGCCTACTACGCCGACGAGAACGGCGAGGTCGAGAAGTTCTTCTACGACATTGCCAGGAAGCAGGTGATCCCTCCGGGCGTCATTGCAAACGGCTTGCTTGAGGTCGGAGACGCGGTCCTCGAAATTCCCATCGAATACATGGAGGAATTCAAGAGGCAGCCCGAGAAGGCTCTAAAGGATCTCGCTGGCATCCCGCCAACGGTTGGCGATCCGTTCATCAGCCTGACCCACAAGATTCATGACTGTGTTGACAGGTGGGTCGAGTACTACGGCGACCAGCCCCCCATCGACGAAGATGGACGCATCGCCTCGTGGTTCAAGAACAGTGACACCCTGCGGCGCGTGGGGCACCTCGACATCGGGTTCTCTGGCAAGGGTGACGCTCTTGGGTTCGCAATGGGCCATGTCCGCGAGATGGTCGATATTGGCGGTGAACTCAAGCCCTACATAGTGTTCGACCTCCTCTGGCAGAAGACCGTTGCCCCCGGTCACGAGATATTCCTCGGCGAGGTTCGTCATTTCATATACAACCTGCGCGAGCAAATGAAGTTCAAGCTGGAGCTTGTGACGATGGACGGTTTCGAGTCCTCGGATACCATGCAGCAGTTGCCACGGCACAAGATCGCCACCGACTACCTGTCAGTGGATCGGCAGATGCTCCCCTACTACGACCTGCGTGAAGCGATCTACGAGGACAGGGTGGCGTTCCCGCCATACATGGTCAGAAGCCGACGCGACGAGACGACACTCGTCAACATCGCGGTTCANGAGCTTAGTGAATTGGTGGATGCCNNGAAGAAGGTGGACCATCCTCCATCTGGTAGCAAGGATGTCGCTGACGCTATGGCCGGTGTGACTTTCACCCTGATGGGGGATCGTCGTTATCACCGTAGGGTTACCAGCCTCTCNACCTACAGAGCCAAACGTGTGTCTGGTGACAGCACACTCCATCCAGCTTTCAAGGGTGACGTCGCGTGGCACGGGCCACAGGCTCCACCTGGGATCGCGAGAGGACCCAGGGGGGTCTGATGAGTTTCCAGATGAGCGAAGCAGGGTTGCACGTTCCGTCCAACTACACCAAGGCAAGGCCCCCAAAGACCGGCCCGGCATACGGGGCGTGGTCTGGCCCGAATGCGGATTTGATCCGGTACGAATTGCCGGGCGGGGCACTACTCCAGTTCGACCTGTCGAAGCTCACCCTCGCCGATTACAGGTCGATGCGTGACCACTATCAGATCAACATCTCCCTTTCGATTCTTGCGTTTACGATGCACCAGCTTGACTGGTGGGTTGAATGCGACGACACGCGCATTGAGACCTTCGTCACGGAGAACCTCACAAAACTCTGGACACGGCTGATCCGCGGCGTGTCGCAGGCATACTGGGCAGGGTTCTCTCCCATGGTCCTCGAGTACGAGAACGATCTTCTGGGTCGAAAGATCGAGGTCAACAAGATCAAGGACTTGACCCCCGAGGAATGCCGCGTCAACTGGAAGAAGGTCGACGGCTACGCTCCTCCGGGACACGCCAAGCCAGCACGCTACATCTTCGACGGGATCAAACAGGACCGATCGAGCGCTCCGATCCCGGTGGAAAATTCTCTGTGGTATCCATGTCTGATGGAGAACGGCAACTTCAGTGGACGCAAGCTACTGCGTCCCGCCTTCGCCCCATATTTCTTCAGCCAGATCATCCACCTGTATAGCAACAGGTATTTCGAGCGTTTCGGTGAGCCAGTCGTTGTTGGACGTGCGCCCCTCGATGACGAAGTCGATATGGGCAATGGTCAGTTCAAGAGCGGGCGTGAGGTCATGGAGGGGATTGTGACTGGACTCCGCAACCAAGCTGCGGTAGTTCTGCCGGCCGACAGGACCCCCACTGGCCGTGGCGACCAGCATGACTTCGAATACACGATCGACTATCTCGAGTCTCAGATGCGTGGCGCCGATTTCGAGCGATACTTGCAGCGACTCGACGAGGAGATGTCGCTCTCAATGTTCCTGCCGGTGCTGTTGTTCCGCACGGCCGATGTCGGTTCATACAGCTTGGGGCAGGCCCACGAGCGCCTGTTCTTCTTTATGATGAACGCTCTGGCCGGTGACCTCGCCGAATACCTCGACAGGTTCCTGCTGTCCCGCATGGTCGATTTCAACTTCAGCGAGAACGGCCCCACGACGCACGGTTCCGCTGGCGCAAGCTCGGCAAGGACACGGACGAAACGATCCGCTCCATGTTGCAGGCAAGCATCCAGGCGGGGACATTGAAGCCCGACGTCGACGAGCTTGGCATGGCAGCCGGTATGACCTTGCATGAGGTAAGTCAGGTCACCCGAACGGAATCAGGCACATCCACCGGCGACGGCGGCGTTGGTCCCGACGGGCAGGCGCTACCGGGTGACACGTCCTCCACCTCGATCACCACTGTTGGACTCACCACTGCCACCAAGCAGGTCGTGAACGACATCGTAAAGCGCCTACGTGGTCAGGCCCGCAAGGCTGAACGGTCAGAGGGTGGACTTGCGTCGATGGACGCTCAGCTCGGGTATCGCAAGAAGATGGAACTGGCCGTGCGGCACGACACGCCACGCAACGAGTTCGAGTGCTTCCAGGCCACGGAGCGCATATACGGCGTGACGAACCACTGGATGCAGGAAGCCGTCAAACACTTCGTCCATGCGGACGAGTTTGCCGACGGACTCATGCGTGTCCTGATGGAACAGGTCGATGAATTCGGATCTTGAGATCAGATGTCATTGTTCGCGCCACCCACTGCTTGCGATAGCCGGTACCGCCTCGGACGGAAGTTCGTACATACACGTCAAGGCGTATAAGCAACAGAAGATCATCACAGAGCTTGTGATCACCTCGGGAACTGTCCGTCTCCGGTGCAGAAATTGCGACCGCTGGCTGACATTGAACGTCAAGGTTGAGCGCGTCACGGCACGAAATGAGCCTTTACCACCTTCTATTGTGCTCTAATGCTGGAAGCAAGGGGAAAGTCACTCCTAACTTCTGAGACGTGGACACGAAATCACATTACTTTCACGATGGACTGACATCCGCTCCTTGGACATTGACCAAGAACAAGGATGGCTCTGCCACTCTTGCCGGGATGAGCATCTTCCGTGCGGGTGCATTTCGTGATAGTCGCGGCCGGCAGACCGAGTGGTCACTGGACCGCCTCCACGCTCTCGCTGACAACTTCACCGCCCTTCGGCCGGTGTTCCCCAATGTCCCCCTACGACGTGACCATGTTCGGTCGGTAGACAACGTGATTGGATATTTCGATCAGGTCTACGTCAAGGATGACACCCTCTACGGAGACTTCCGGGGTCACCGAACCGGGCGCAGTAAAGAAGTTCGAGCGTGGGACATTCCGTTCTCGCTCGATCGAGATTGGGCCATACGAGTCCAACAACGGAAAGATCACTGCCCCGGCAGTGCTGGGACTTGCGATGGTGGATATCCCCGCCGTTGAAGGTCTGTTCCAGAGACAAGACTCCAAGGAGATCCAAGTGAATTTCACGCAAGAAGAGCTTGACTGGGCAGTGGCTTCTGCTTACGCCCAGGCCAACGAGGACGCCGCCGCTCATGTGCAGTCGGATCTCGACTGGGCAATGGCCTGTGCTTACGCCGAAGGTGACATCGCCGGTCGAGCCGAGATGGCCGACAAGGACCGCGCTCCGTTCATGTTCCAACTCGGCGACAACGACGCATCGAACGACTTCGCTTCCGTGCAGCGTCGGCTCGATGCTCTCAACCAGTTCGTCGACGAGGTGACCGAGAAGTCCCGTGTGGACTTCATCGACAGTCTCGTCACCGACAGCAAGATCGGAGCCCCCAACACGACGCCCTCGTCGAGTTCACCAAGGGACTCACCCCCGAGCAGTTTGCAAGTTTCCGTGCGTCTTACGACGACGCGCCGAAGCTCGGCATTCTCGGAAGCAAGACTGATGACGGTGGTAAGGGTCCCGACCCCAAGTCTCCCCTCGCAGTCGAGTATGCAACCGCACAAGAAACCGTTGCACACCACTACCGCTCAGGCATGAGCGAAGAGGAAGTCCAGAAAACACATTCCTTCAAGACGATGGTCGCCCTGAAGGAACAGATCGACAAGGAGAACGCCTGATATGGCCAGCTTCACAAAGGGACCCAACTACCGGACTCCGTTCGGCAAGTCGGAGTTCCTCCGTTCAACCCAGGACATCAAGACGGAGTCGTACACTGTTGCTGCAAGCACAGTGGCAGCGGCGACGATCGACGGTGTCGCAACCAAGGTGCTGCAACCCGGCACCGTGATGGCCGCAATCACTGCCGGCGTCGACATCGGCAAGGTCGGCCCTTATCAGGTCGACGCCACCGACGGTCGTCAGACCGCAGCCAACATCGTTGGTATCAACTACACATTCCTCCCGTGGCAGCTCAATGAGCGCGACGTCGAGGCAAGTGTGGTCTACGAGGCATCGGTCGTCCAAGCCTGGTGCGTGTTCTACAACACTGGCGACTCCGCCACCGGAGCCACGACCGCAGTCACCAACGCCGTCCGAGCCTTGATGGTCGCAGGGGTTCTCCCCGGCGTTTCCATCAGCTTCCACTGAGGGGAATGATCCAGCATGACTGAAATCGCACAAGATCGTCTGGTTCGCAAAGAGGTGGCCCTCGGGGCCGTCCGCGAATATCCCGTCGACACCCGCCACATCTGGCCGACCATCGCACCCCTCCTGGACGTGCAGTCGGACGACGTGATCTTCCAATACATCACCCCCGACACCTCCGGCCTCGCGCCGGCACGCGCCGAGGACGCCGAGTCCGAACTGGCCCGCAAGGACGACACGATCGGCTTCGGTCGCGCGTCCATCGTGGACTGGGCAGAGAAGGACCACTACAGCGCTTCCGACGTGACGAGGTACCGCGAGTACCAGCGTCTCGCCGAACTGGCTGGTGGCGACAACTTCCCGCTGACCATCAATTCGATGACCGAGGATTGGCAGGCCAAGCTGGCCCGCGATTCCCGTCGGCGTCGGGGCAAGCTCGACAACCGGCTCGAATGGCTCGCTACCGCTGGCCTGTTCGACGGAGCCATCGCATATGACGATGGCAAGGTCAAGTTCAGCGTCGACTTCGGTCGGCCCGCTGGTCAGACGGCTCAGCCGACTCCGTCCGGTGTGAACTGGAACGTCGGCACCGGAACGCATGATCCGATCGGTGACATCATCGCCATCCTTGAGACGATGAAGAACACCTACGACATCGAGATGGGCCAGATGCTCCTCTCGCCGAAGGCGATCCGGTACATCATCAACTCGTCCAAGTTCGCCGCACGTGCTGGTGTTGGAACCATGGCTGGTGGCGCCAACGCCGAGCCACGGTACGTGATCGACGGCTGGAACTACGCAGCCGCCGCCAACGTGGTTGAGAATGCGACCGGCATCAAGCTGGTGGCATACGATTCCAAGTACCGCACCCGCGCCCTGGGATCGACCACCACCACGGCCAACCGCTTCGTTGCGGAGAACAAGGCAGTGTTCCTGCCCGCTCCCAACGAGATCCAGTTGGTTTCCGAAACCGAGATCGGGTTCGCCAAGACCCTCACCTCGCCGCACCCGGAAGGCAATTTCCAGTCCGGGTTCTACGAGTGGGAGCAGGGCACCAAGGACCCATGGGGGACCGATGCCGGGTCTGGCATCAAGGCCTTCCCGGTGTTCCCGCACCTCGAGTACACCTACCAGGTGAACCTCTGGTAATAGATTCCTCGCTCGACGAGGCTTGAAGTCAGGGTGGCCATGGGGCAGACTTGCTCCATGGCCACTCTGACTTCTGATCTGAAACTCGTCTGGACGACTGAGACAAACAGGGCTCTGGGGTTCGCCACCAAGACCGACCTGATGCTCGGGGACATGACCGTCTCCCAGAACATCGACCTCGTTGGGATACTGGATGAAGCCTGGATGGAGATCGAGGCCATCCTCGGGCAGAAGTACAGCACACCGATCGACAGG